AACGGAGCCGCAGGAATTTCGGTATAGGCCGCATTCAGCACTCGGTAACGCCAACCGGGGATGCTGTTCAGGGTTGCCGCGCTGCTTTCCCGCGTGAGATATTGCAGGTATTGGTAGGCTTCCGACAACGTGCAGCCGCCCGACAGCGTGATGGTGCCTTTGTAAAGCTTGCTGCCGTTACCGTTACCGAGGTCTTGGTTGGTATCGCCAAAAGTCACCGCAACCTTGGAGGAGAGCGCCGCCGCCTGAATTTCGGTCAACAGAATGTTGCTGTCCAAGGCGGTCGAAAGAGCCGCGTTGCTTTCGCCGCCCGCCGCAAGGTTCACATCGAAGTGCGAATATGCTTGGCCCCACTTGCGGCTGAAAGCCGTGACGTTGCCGCTGTCTATAAGAGTGCCGCCGACCCGGACCTTGACGAGGATCTGCACATGGCCGTTCGGCCAGAAGCTCGTGATCTTGCTGCCGCTTTGAACAACATAAATCGGGCTGCCCGCGACAATACCGCCGATGGTCTTGAGGCCCGAGTATTGGACCGCCGCCCCGGTTTGCTTGATCGAACCGAAGTTGACAAACTGCGCCGCCGTGTCGTCGAGGTTGAAGGCAACCGCCCCCTCGGTGAGCAGGTTGAGACGCGAAGCAACCGCCACATCGCGTGGGCCGTCCAGCCTGGACGGGTTTGGAGCGATAATATCCAGCAGGTCATTGCCTGTTGCCGCCGCATCGTCCGCGAGGTCTTGCAACCAAGCATGCAGAGCCAGGACCGAATAGACCTCCGTACTGGCGCCGGCCTGCCTGCGAATGTCGCCGGTCGCGGAAATGGTAAAGTCGGTCGCAATGGGCATGGCTTACTCGTCCAGTTGTTGATTGGCTATCACTGCGCCGCCTGCGGCAACGAGGGTCGCGGTCGTCCGCCATTGTTGATACGCCGGAGAGCCTGACGCATTTCTTGCGACAATCTCGACCGGAATATCCGCGGTGTAGGTATAGGTGTAGGTGCGGCTGGTGCCTGCCACCAATTCGTTAAGCAGCACCACCTGCGTGTCTGTGCGGCGAATGAGCAGGCGCGATCCAGCCACCAAGCCAGAAATCGTGAAATTCGCGCTGACCGCGTTATCGACCGTGATATTCGGGCCAGAGTTTACGAAGGTCACCCCCGGTTGCAACTGAACCGTTACCGCACCCCCGCTGGTGTTTGTGAGCGTCAGGGTGCCGCTGATTGTCGCGCCGCGAAGGTCATAGGTTCCAGCCGCCGTGAAACGCATCGTGGCGGTTTCGAGTTTGGGAGAATAGACGCCCGTGGTGCCGCGCACGACGATGCCTTGAAGCGTACAGGTCGCGTCCGCGCCGTTGGCAAAAGAAATCGTGCCAGTGGTCTTGAGAGTGCTGAATTTTGCCCCGACTGCCAGCGTCGTGCTTTTGATCGTGACCGTGTTCGTGCCGGTGTTGACCGCAAAGGCGCTCGCCGCCGTTGCATCGACGACCACATTGAGCGCGCCGAGGTCGAGCGTCGTACCCGCTGCCGTGGCAACCTGCGTTGAAGCGGTCGGGAAATTGACGTTCGCGCTTTGGACGTTCCAAAATTTCGCGGCGTCATAAAAATTGTCGAGCGTAGCCACGCTCGTGAGCGCGCCCGCCGCAGATCGGCTCAACGTGACGGCAGAGTCGTTTACCATCGCAGGCTCAACCGTCGAGCCACCGATGCCCCGCATTGTGACCTGATAGACAGCGGACAAGCTCTGATAAGCCCGGACGTTCCAAGTCGCCACATCGCCCGCAGCGAAGCGCGGAGGAACGCTCGCTTGATTGTCAGGCGAAAAACCCGTCTCAATGTTGTCGATTACCGCCTGCCCACTGGCATTGGTGACGCCGAGACTTTGCACGGCGGCATTGCTGATCGTCCAAATCACCGCGTCCTGAATTGCCACACCGCCAGTCGTTCTCACCGTAGCGGTCAGCTTTTGGGTGACGTACAGCAGCACGGTTCCTAGGGAGGCGTCAACTACAACCATCGTCGTCCCGACGGCGCTATTTTTGAAAGTGACGAGCAGCGTTTGCCCCGCTGGCACCGCTTTTGCGATGTCAAGCTCAGACCCCAAAGCGCCCGCGTAGTCTTCGATGGTAAATGCGCCGCCGACACCCGTGCCATTCGCGAGGCCCACGACACAACGCATCCAGAAACCCTCAAAGCCCTTGAATACCGATGGGCCTTGCAACATTTGAAAAGTCGGGCCGCGACCAGTGTTGTTGAGGTTGGTCACGTTTATGCCACGGTCACCAATTATCCTAAGAGCGAAAATTGAAACCGAGCTTCCCGGCTTAAACCAGATAACCATTGAACCGCGACGGCTGTCCGTTACCGGCTTGTTTCGCTGCCCGTCGAAGCCAATGTTCGCAGTTGAGCCGTTGTCAAAAACTATGTCGGCCCAATGATCTATTGTCCCGCTGATCCAATCGAAACGCGCGCCGCTTGAAATTGCCAAAAAGCATGTTGCCGGCGCGGGGTTAGTTGCTGGGGATGTTGCCCCGTCGCCGTCGGCGGTGCTTCGCCCGTACTGGCCCTTTTGGTAAATCAGGACTTGGGCGCTAATCCCGTCGGTGTATTGCGGTGCGCTTGACCCGGTGTAATTGACGGTGTTCGTGTACCGGCAACCCACCACCAAAACGCCGCCGCTTCCCACGCGAAGGACTGGTTGCCCTGTGCTGATCGCGTTCTGCCCGATAACCAACTGCTCATTGTGACCAAGGAGAGTCGAGTTGATCTCTCGCTGACCGCCGATAATCAGCGTCCCGTTGACTTGCAGTTTGACGTTATCGCCCAGCAGATACACGACATACCCGCTTGAGGCGTCGAGGCTCGTCGTTGTCACACCGGCAAGGCCGCTCAGCCCCGCAAGGCTTGCATCGCCGCGAGCCGCCGTACCTGTCTGGCTCGAAACGAAACTGATCCCTGTGCCTTGGGCGCTTTCCAGCACGTCGAAGGTTGTCGCGGTTCTGGCAGCCACCATCCAATTGCCGTTGTAGCTGGTCGTGCCTGTGATGCGGACGACATTGCCCACGGCATAGGATTGTGTGCAGGTGAACCGCACACCGCCCGCAATCGAAGCAGCCGCCGTGATGGCGATGCCCGCCTCGTTGGCCTGCGTGATAATGGAACCGGCGACCGAGAACGTCATGGGCTGTACTCAATGCTGGTTAGATCGGATCCGGTATAGATGAGGGTTTTCGTCAGATCGATCCCGACAACACAATCGATGTCAGGTTGCCGCCGGAATAGTTGAGGGTCTTGGTTATGCCGTTCGCATAGGCAATCGACGTTAGATCGCCGCCCGAATAGGTGAGCGCCGCGTTTTCCGCAGACAGGTTTTTCGACACGGTTTCAAACGAGGCATGAAGACTGCCGCCGCCTCCACCGCCTCCGCCGCCGCCCCCGCCGCCACCGGCACCACCGTCCCGAATGATCGCATTGACAGCCTGCGCCACCAGACGCGGCCAATCGGCGCGGTTGTAGGTCTCGGGGATTGTTCTAATCACCGCAACGCCCCCGCCGAAGCCTCAATTACCGCGCCGTTGATGTAAGACCAATCGTTGTCCGCAATCGAAACGCCGACATTGACGAACTTGCCGCGATGCTGAAGCGGGATCCGGCCCGATGCCTGCAAATTCGCTCCCGTGCGGGTTTCCACCGTGTCACCTTGGCGCTGCGCAGTCCGCACCGTGGCCGTAATCCCCGCCACCGCATCCGTATCAGGCCAGATCGCCCGAAACCTTGCGCCCTGCGCGCCGAACATCGGGAATTGTGCCGTCTCCAAGTTAGCCGTGAGCAAGGTCGAGCTCGCCAGCACACCCAAAATGCCCGATTGCACGATATACAGCGTCGGAGCACCGCCCTTGAAGCGCGGATCGTCCAGGCTAATCGTCATAGCGTCAATGTTAGGGAACGCCGCAGATACCTGCTCTAGCGTTTGGCTGTTCTCAAACCCTGCAAAGATGCCATCGACGCCCAATTCAAGCACCGTGGCGCGGTCTAGCACCCAATTGTAAACCCAGACTTTACCCGGCACGCCGGGAATGGCCCAACAAACCAGCGTGCGCTGCGGATCA